CGAGTCGTCGTAGGTGAACTGGGAGTGAAGTGCCATGGTGGAATCTCCTGGGTCGGTGGGTGGAATTACGCGGTGATCGCGCCGTCTTTGACGTAGCGGAGACGAGCAGCGGCGCGGCCGTGGAAGATGGCCATGCCGGCGTACCACTCCAGCCGGGTGCGGAGCGCGGGCTTGGTCTGCAGCTCGCCGAGGTCGGAGACCTCCATCTCGCCGTTCTTCAGGCCCATGAGCTTGCCGTCGCCCAGGGAGACACAGTAGAGGCTGGTGCACTGGGCGGTGCCCGACGCGGCGGCCTCGGTGAACGGCAGGATGGCCGTTCCGGTCTCGTCCAGGTCCACCGTGAGGATCGGCAGGCCGGCGTAGGACATGACGGGCACGCCCATCGCGTCCTTGTCGAAGGTGATGTAGCCGCCGACGCTCGAGGACCGGGCCGCGGCGATGAAGCGGCGCTTCATGGTCTTGTTCATGATCAGGTGGGTGGGGTTCTCGACCTGGTCCACCAGCTCGTCCATCTTGGCCAGGGTAAGGACGTCGCCGCCCGCGGTGCTGCCCTGGTTGATGAGCTGCCCGCCGATGATCCGGGCCTGCAGGCCGTCGAACTCGCGGGGGTCGGAGGTCTGGTCGCCCTTCAGGAACTTCTTGGTCCAGCAGAGGCCGAGCGCCTTGATCTTCATGGCTTCCTGGACCGAACGCTGGTCCTGGCCCATGGTCTTCAGGATGAACTTGTCCACATCGAGGTCGCCGCCGGCGATGGCCAGGGTCTCCGTGATGGGGTTCAGGACGCCCGTGGACTCGGTGTAGGCTTCGTTCACGCCGCGGAAGCCGACGCCGGGCAGCGTCTCTTCGCGGTTGTACTTGAGGGCGTTGCCCGCGATGCCCTCGAACGGCAGGACGCGCAGGATGTCGGACGAGCCGGCGTAGATCTCGATGGCGGCCGCACGGACGACATCGCCCGAGTGCAGCTTGGCGGACTCGATGAGAGTGAGGGCCATGATGGGGTTCCTTCCTAGGAGGCCTTACGGGCAGCTTTCATGCGCTCGACAGGCGAGAGATTCGAATCAGGTGCGGCGTGCGAGCCGCCGATGGGAGGTGCTCCGCCGCCCGTCACACCCGAGCCCTCAAAGAAGCGGCCATAGGCCGTGTCCTTCTTGAGCCCCTCGATGAGCAGTGCGGGGGTCTTGTTGTCGCCACCTTTGGTGATGACCCGGTGATGGCCATCGGGGCTCAGAACGGCCTCGAACTGGTCTTCGACGAGCTTCATCAGCAGCGGGTCGCCCTTGTGTGCCGCAATCGCTGCGGTCAACTCGGACTTCACGAGGTGCGTCTTGAAGTGGTGCTGGGCTTCGTCTCGCTCTTTGGCGAGCGCGATCTTCTCCGCTTCCACGGTGGCCTTGAGCTTCTCCCATTCGCCCTTGCGCTCCAGTTCCGCCTTTTCAGCGGAGGCCTTCGCCTCGGATTCGGTCCGCTCTTTTTCCTTGATGAGGCGCTCCAGTTCCTTGCGGGCCTGGCGCTCCTGGTCGAGAGCTTTCTTCAGGGCAGAGTTGTCCTCCGTCGGAGGCTTCTCGCCTGGCGCGGGGGCTTCGGGGGGCTTGGTTTCGTCGCTCATCAGGGCTCCATGGGGCGGCATCACGCCGCGATAGACTTCGCGCCTACCTGCCCCAAGGCTCTGCCCCACGGTGTAAACCTTGACTTTACTTTCTGCGGCGGATCAAGGCGGTCAGCTCGTCCAGGGTCAGCTCGTGCCCGGCCTGGTTCGTCAAGTCACCCAGGCCCAACTTGCCCTTGGACCATAGCCGGAACCGGGCGGGGCCCAGCACCTCCCGCTGGAAGGCCTCGTCCTTGCCCTTCAGCCAGGTCTCGTAGGTCAGCTTGCCGCTCACCGGCCCGTCCATGCTGGCCCGGTCACTGACGGACATGCCGTCGAGCACCTTCGCGGCTTCCGGGTCCCCACCGGCCGCCCTGGCCAGCTCCTCCCAGGACCGCGTGACCGGGATCTGGGTGGACCGGCAGCCCCAGTGCGCCGTGGGCCCGGGGAACTGCTTGTCATGCCCATCAGGCGCCAGCACCCCGTCCTTGAACTCCCACTGGAGACCGTCCAGGCCCTGGCAGATGGGCGTGGTCCGGGCGTCCAGGGTGGAGACCCAGGCCACGCCCTTGATGATGTCCAGGTTCTGCTCGTAGACGGCCATGTGCGCGGCGTTGTTGACGCTGAGGACGCTCGTCCGCACCAGGGTCTGCGCCTGGCGGGTGGTGATGCCCATCATGTCCCGGACCTCCCGGGCGATCTTGTCCGGGGTCAGGCCCTGGCTCATTCCCGCGCGAACCCGGTTTGTGAAGTTCCGCAGCACCTCCGACTCCTGCAGCGCCCACCACTCCGCCGACGGCGCGCCCTCGATCAGGACGTCTGAGGCGATGGCCTCCAGTTGCTCAGCGGTGAAGGTGGCCGAGCCCAGGTCCACGCCGATGGCCCCGTTGAGCAAGGTGAGGGCCGAGTCGGTCTTAATGGCCGCGAAGCCCTTCATCTCCTCGCCCATGAGCGCCGCAGCCGTTCCCAGCCGATCCTCGATGGCCTCCTTGGCCTCCTTGAGTACGGCCTTGAGCCGGCGTTGGCTGGCAGTGCTGGGATCATCCCCAAGGGCGGCCAGGGCAGCCAGCAGGTCGCGCTCCAGCCCACGGAAGTGGGCCGCCACACGCCCCGACAACCCCGCCTCGTAGCGCAGGGTGGCGATCACGTCTTCGATGGCGCGGTCGTGGAACCGATCTGGGAGGGACATGGGTTAGGCAGCGGGCGCCGGCTTGGGCGTCCTGGGCGGCACCTCCACCGGGGCGGGGGCCTGGATGCTGAGCCTGTCCAGTTCGTCCTGGATATCGAAGCCGTCGGGCAGCACCTCAGCATCCTGGAGGATCTGCAGGTAGGTCTCCTTCGACAGCAGACCGGACACCACGGCGTTCCGGACCTCCGTGAGGAACTGCGCGTCAGGCTTGGCGGTGTCCACGTCGGTGTTCACGCGGACCGTGCCCACGTCCCGCTTTGCCCACTTGGCGGTGAACTCCATGGCCAGGTCCAGGGCGTGCTGCAGACCCAGCGCCCAGGCCTGGATCCGGCTCATGGCCTGGGTGGACTCCACGCCGCTCTCCGTGGCGGTCTTCATCACCTTCTCGTTGATGATCTTCCCAGCCATGCGCTGCATCTCGTCCTTGAGGTCAACTAGATCCTGACGCCCGGCCTCGATCGCCTTGCCGCTGTGCTCGACGTAGACCAGGGTGGACCCCGTAGGCCCGAGAATCGCGCTGTTCGGGCTGGCGGCCAGGCTGGAGTCGGAGTCGAAGCCAGAGCCGAAGAGAATGGGCACCCGGGACACATGCAGGATATGCCGCTGGTCGCTGGCGCTCTGCCAGTGCTCCACGTTCTTCCAGGCGAGGTCCAGCATCGGCGGCAACCCCCCCATGAAGCCCGTCCGGCCGGTGTAGACCGGGACCACGGGGATCTCCTGGAGCGTGGTGGCGCCGGAGGCCGCGGGGTCGATCACCCAGTTGCCCTGACCCTCGTTGTCCACGAAGACGGTCACCACCCCGGGCTCCAGGACGCGAATCCGCTCCACACTCTTCGTCCCGAAGCTGCCGTCGTTCACCTCCACGCTTTCCTTGTACCGGAACTGCGTCAACACCAGGCGCCCGTTCACGGTTTGCGTTCGGAAGCCCAGCACCCGGCTGGCGGGAACGTGGACCCAGTAGGGCCGGACACCCAGCTCGCGCTCGATCTTGAGGCTGGCGCCCACGGGGACCACGGGGTAGTCCACCACGATGAACGAGACCCCATCCGTCACCGCGCTCTCGAAGCTGGTGCGCGCGAACTGGGTCACGTCCTGCCCGATGAGGTCCACGTTGCGGAACCAGGCCTGGGTTTCCTCGGCCCCATCCACCACCACCGGCTTACGGAAGATGAGACCGGAGGCCAGGTCCACCGCATCCCGGAAGGCCGGCAGCAGCACGGAGGCCCTCACGCGGCTCTGCCAGGCGTCCAGCTCCTCTAGCGGGTGGCGTGGCAGGTAGGTGCTGCCTGCTTCCCTCATGGCCTCGGTGCCCTTCACCAAGAGCCGCGGCAGGACGCGCTTTTTCTCTGCGTCTTCCTGGGCCTTCGTCTTCCGCTCGACTTCGTTCATGTCAGCACCTCACCTAAAGATGGCGTAGAGAGCGGCCACGACTGCACCGCCCATGACCGTGTTCGCCCAGTCTGCGATTTCCACCACCTTCCCCGACGCTCCGTCCACCACCTCCTTGAGGAGACCCACGAGGGCTGACGTGAGGATGATCCAGAACCAGCCGTGGGGAGTCGGGCAGGTCAGCAGGTAGAGGGCAGCAGCGAAGCCAGCGAACGCACCAGCCACGAGGTGCTTCTGCTTGTCCTTGGCCTTCCAGGGCCAGGGCGAGGTTTCCGACCAGATGATGCGCATCAGCCGTCCACCAGACCGGGGTACTCTGGCTGGAGCTTCAGCGTCTCAAGCGCCTGAGCGAAGATGTTGCCATCGGCTGGCACATAGTCGAAGGGGAAGGTGTTGCTGTACCGCTCCTTCTTCCCGTCCTGCTTGGCTGCCTTGGACTTGTAGACCTTGTAGTGGGCCAGCGAATCCATGCCGGAGTAGGGCGTGGCAACACGGCTGGTATTGACTTCCGTGATGACGAAGTAGGCATTAGGCCAAGACTCGTCCTGCTCGGTGTCGGGGTGGTTGAACTGTCCGATTGCTGCGAAGGCCATGATGGGCTCCTATGCGTAGAAGTTGTTGACTTTGTTCTTGGTCCCAATACCAGTGGACTGGTAGTGGATGTCAACCGTGTGGAGGAATACGGCATCGGTGCAGGTATCCGCACCGTCAGCCGCCTTGCGGTAAGCCCTGACGAGAATAAGTCCGTCAGGTTCAGTAAGACTGGCAATCGTGATGGCAGTTGTTTCCGCGATGTTGTGCTGGTAGCGAGTTGCGGGACAAGCCTGCGTCACGGTAATGGTCGTGAAGGCGGGGAACGCCTCCTGATTGAAGCCCTTGGCGAAGGAGTAGTCGAAGCCCCAGACCACATCGCCCGTGTTGGGGGTGGCGGCGGCATTGGACCAGTGGGCGTGGAGGTAGATATTTGTCGATGGAACATAATCATGCGGAACATGGAACACGATGAACACTTCCTGCTCGGTAGTCGCCGAGAAGGAGTACTGCCGCATGACCGTGCCGGTGTAGGTGGCGAAGGTAGGATCGGCGGCACCCGAACCACGAACCGTAATATCGCCCGTCAGATCCCGCCACGGGAAGGTGGGGGCGGCAAGATCAACCTGAATCCCCAGACCCGTGGTCTTGGGAAGAACCAACTTTCCATCGCCAGTCAGACCAAGTTTCGCCGTAGCGGTCTGGAGCGTGGTCCCAGAAGCGCCCACATCAGGCGTCTGCCATTCGTAGAGGATTCCGGTGTTAACGGCGCTACCTGTGCCACGGGATGAGCGGAAGGTCCACTTTGCGGGAGAGATGTTGGTTCCGCTTGCATCCTGAACAGAGAGGGTCTGT